CTTCAGTTCTAGTAGTAGCAGCATAACCTTTAGTTCTGAATGGTCTACCTGTATCATCAATCTCTGTGTTCCATGCTTCTGCTAATTCAACAGAACCACTTTGAGGATCAAACTCCATTCTTGTTGAAGGTTGAGTATTATTCAACCCAGAAGACTTTACAAAAGATGTAGTAATCTTAGGCATCTTAGCAACTCCACATTGATTTACTTATCACAGACCGTCTGCGACTTACATAAGCTCTCAACTTGTTAATACCATTTTCAGCTAATCCAGAAAGTACTTTGGTATTAACCATTCCACCTTCAATACCATCTTCAATAATAGAGTATGCAAATACAGCAGCTTTATTAACGATAGCATCTCTATGCAGATAGTCTGGAATGAAAGAAGGAGTATCAGTACCATTTACCAGTAAAGCAGGTTTACAGTAACCAATACAAGTAATAACCTTCGCTACTGTGGGAATAGGATGATAATATAATATGTTGCCCTCTAGTGTAAGATGTTGTATATCTCCACTTTCGGCGAGGGAAGGGTATAATTTAATCAACTCTTCAATCCCACCATCAAGTACTTTATACTCATAGTTACTATCTCCAGCATATAATAAACGACTCGAGAAATTTGCTGGCATATTAACAAAGTATGTACTGATGTCTGTAGTAACTGAACATACTTGTTTTAGTTCAGGAAACTTTACATCCTCTGCAATCTGCTGAATAGACTCATTGATGTAGTCTGGAACAGCCGCCAGTATTCCTGGACTTTGATCCATCAACAACAATAAGAGTTCCTGTTGTAATGCTGTATAGTTCATGGTACTGTACTCCTTCTAATCAACGCAAAAAATTAACATTGGTGACACAATTGTTACTGATTTGCCGTAGGTACAACACTAAGCAGTATATGATACCTGCACTTTCCAATAACAATAGTACCCGCATTAGCAAACGTTGCACAGATTGCATACACCGTAGTTGCAGCTCCAGTAATCAAATCTGCATCAGCAGTAGGAAGTCCAATAACCCGAGATGCTGTCATACCAGATGCAGCTGCAGGGAAGTATGTACCTGCCGTTGTGTAAGTAGTATTAGTTGTTGCTTCAATCTGATTAACTGAACCAACAGCAGTTGCTACACCACCTGCAGTAACTGCATCAGTTGCAAGGGTATAGTAACCAACAATACCTGTCGTACCCGCAGTAAATGCAAGAATAACTTCGCAAGCAAAACCCATAACAATAACTTTCTGGGATGCTTTGGGAAAACTAAACAGGATAACAACTTTATCGTCAATAGCAGCAGATGCCGCTGCATCTACCAACCCACTGGAAACCCAAAAGGGAGTTTCCAAAATACTAGTTCTCTGAGCAGGATTCCTGCAATCTTGAATAATCGCGACTGTCATTGTAAAACCTCCTAAGCGTGAATAACTGAAAATTGAATAAACACTCTGAAACTTCCAACAACTCCGTTATTATCCAGAACTGTTGCCGTGACCGCACCTGCCGCACCACTGAAAAACTTTCCAGGGAATGTTTCTATAGTTGAGTTAAATGCTCTCTTTACTCCAACTACAGAAGGTTGAGCAATTTCATTAGTAATGAAACCATCCAACACAGCAGTTTCTCCGTTTCCAAACCAGCCAACTGTAATACTCGCATCCAAAGTAAATGCTGTTACAATCTGAACCCAAACATCCATAACAAAAGCCCACTTAGGAATCTTAATTATATTATAAGTGGCATCGTCAGGAAGTAGTAACAACTTACTTGCCGCTAATCTAAAATTATCAGAAAATTTATTTGCGTACGCATCGGTACTCATTTTATATTCCTCCTTTATCAGCTAATTGCCGCACCCCAAGCACTACCAACAATAACACCGTAGTCTTTGCCATCGAAGATAGGTTTTGCGGCTCCGAAAATCCCACCTCCACGAATCATAACGAATCTTTCTGCGTCCTTAGTGTAAGGAACAAAAGCCATCGTTGTAGACTTACTTTCACCTGCTCCACCCCATGCCCATACAGCCGCCTGACAACCAAGCAACAGATTCCTGTAGACACTTGAATTTCCTGGAGCTTTACGAATGTTTTCAGATTTAGAAATCAGCATACCATTATACTCAATTTCCGTATTAGGCACCTGAAGTTTATTAGCAGACCGCTGCAAATCACCCCACTGCCCCACATTCGTATTCTGCCGAAGAGCATCATACACATAGTTGTGAAGAATAACTCTCCAGTAGTTCTTACCACCAAGAGACAGAGGACGCAACTTATAACAACCTGTTGCAGGAATTTCTGCTCTTTGTTTCATTCTATCCAGCATGGTAAGATCCATCACATCAGCAGATGTCATACTCGCCTCAGCAACATCGTTGGCAAGAATCAAATGTCCTGTGTCAGGAGCCGTAATCGTAGTTCCAAAGGTCTTACCTGCCACTATAGCATAGGAAGTATCACCGCAGAGGACTGCCATTAGATAAGTGTTGAGCTTTGCCACCCACCAATCCTGCAGACCGTTCTTGCCTTCTTGCATCATATTATAAGGCACTCTCTGCTCTTCCATTTTACCACCAGTATCAACCGCATGGTTGAGTTCTTCGATGGTCATCTTGAAATCTTTGAATTTCAGTTTCTCTTCATTTCCTTCAACAGGATCGTTGCCCACAACGCCCTCTCCAGACAAAGGCAGACGAATACCAAAGGTAATCGCATCACCTTCACCTTTTCCAAGGTCTGTTTTAATCTGGACAATAGAGTTACTGTCCTTTCCTACCAGTGAGTTAATCTCTACTGCGGGCAGGATTATACTGAACAAATCTCTAGCCCACTTTTTCCTGGTAAGATTATCGTTTGTTAAAAATTGAGTTTTCGGATTATCAGCCATTATAACTCCTCCTCATTAGGCTAAAGTTCCTAGCATATACTTTTCATATATATCTTTAGGAACAGATTTTAATTCCTCTTCATCGAGTGCATCTATCTTTGCGGCAGTCCAACCACTACCTCCTGCACCACCACCCCCTGCTCCAAGATTTGCAGCTGAAGGATTACTTTCAATAACTTTCTTTTCCTTCACTTTATCTGCATCAGCAGCAATTTTCTTAGTAGCTTCTTCCGCTTCTCTTACTTTCTTTTGCTCATCTGTTTCAGCAGGTTTCTCTGCATACTTAGGATGATACTTCTTGACAAGTTCATAAATCTTCTTATACGGATTAGGTTCTGACCAAATTTCTTTCTCCATGGCGGCAGCAACTTCTACTTGCTTACCACCATTCTCTTTGACATAAAATCTGCTAAAAGCATCAATTACGTCATCAAGATTACCTTGGGAACAAACTGCACGAACATCAGTATAGGTCGGGTTCAACTCCATTATTGTGACCATTTCGATTAGTTTGTTTTGTCTCTCGGTAAAAGCAGTCTTTGCTGCAACTTCTTCAGCCTCTCCAGCTTTAACCTCATCCTCCGTAATAACTCCCTTGTCAATCATTATTTTTTGAAGTTTCTGATAATCGCCAACTGCTTTCTTAAGAGACTCTGCATTAACACGAAGTTGTTCTTTAAGTTCTCGAACAACATCAACCTCTTCTTCCTTGGCTTTATTCTCAGCTTCCTTCAATTTTGCTGCATCTTCGTCTGCTTTCAGTTTCGCTGCATCCTCTACTGCCTTAGCCTCTGCAAGCTTAGCAGCATCATCATCAGCCTTAACCTTGTCAGCATCAGACACACCATCTTCACCAATCTTATTCATCTCATCTTGCATTGCATCAACCATCTCTACTGTTAAACCACTTTGTACTTGATCACTCATTGTTCTGTACTCCTCTCCTTAGTTTTTTGTGTTGCCTCAATTTGTTTAATCTCCTTGTTTTGTATCCCAGACATCATCAATTTGATAATCTCGGAATCCACCTTTTTATCGGTAGTAACCAACTTAGCCAAATTGTTGATTACTGCAATAAACTTCTGATTCTCAAGTCTTGCCATTTCAAGATCATTTGTCATTTGCTCTGTGTGTTGTTCCTTCTGCTGTTGTGCCTGTTGCATTGAAGCAGAATATTGCTTCAACTTCTGTACAATACTGAATGGTGCGCCAGAGTATTCTGCAATCAAGTCTGGAGGAACAGAACCTGGAGAATTATGACTAAGATCAATTAACATCTGTGCAAGAGAGTTTCTAGAGTTAACTGTTTCGATTCCCTCTTCCACAAAGAAGTCATATTTGCCAATACTGACATCGTTAAATCCTGGGGCATTAGGATCACTCTGAGAATTGATTTGCAGTAACTGCTGTCCCTCCTGCCCTTCAATCCTGATAACTCTTTCAGTAGAAACATACTGTTGAATGAAAGAGAACAGAATCTTAGTTGCCAATAGTCTACTCTTCTTGAAGTTGTCAAGTAAAATGAACAGGATTGCAATGTTCTGTCCTTGACGTAACTGGGTTGTAATTCCAGGTTCTCTGGAATACGTTTGAATCCCTAAGGTATCATTCTGTACTCCAGAAACGTCCTTAATAAACTGTTCATCTTTATCAAGTAACTGTCCATACACAGGACTGATTGTAGGTTGTTCAGTAAACCGAACCTTCTCCAAAGCACTCTGTGCAACTTCCATATGATAATTCGGTTCTGCAGACTTCTGTTCATATGCTTCAATATCAAGTATTGCTCCAACTTCATGAATCAGAATACCTTTAGGAGAAGTCTGTAACAAGTGTTGCATCTGTCTCCGCATAGTGTTAACTCCCGTCTGCGGATCTTTCATCATAGAAATTAAGCCAAACCATCTATTCTCCTTATCGTGTTTATAAGCACCAAACAAAACATCAGGGAAACCTTCCCATCTATGACTTGACTTACCCTGTGCAAAGATGAAGCAGTTGGAGAATATGACAAACTTATAAATTGTACCGAATCGTTTGATTCCTGTAAAGTTGGGGTCATGTATTGCCTGACCACTTGGTAAAGTGAATCCTTCTATCATCTTCTTCTGTATTGCCAAGAATGTTTCTTTGTCAACTTTCTCTTGTGCTTTAGTAACTGGATTAGTAATCCACCAAACTTCGGCAACTTCTTTATACCAACACTCAGTTACTCGATAAGTATCCTCAACAGCATTATAAAACATCGGACTCGAACCGTCAGAACTTTGTAGTTGAGTAACCTTATCAGGATCAAAATTGGGATATCTTACTTTAATCTCATCTTTATCATACCAAAAGTCTATAAACAGGAATCTTGCATCCGAGAGATCATAGTTAATACTTCGTGGGTCAATCTTAAAATTTCTGCCGTGAACAAAGCGAGTCTTTATCTCAGGCTCAAATGGATTTTCATCTGAAACATAAAAGTGCATCAAACTTCTACCAGCCTTGGTAGTATGCTCAAAACAAGTCATCTCATTATCTGCAAGACCAGACTCTCTTCTGAAGAATTTAATAACTCCATTAGCCAACTCA